AGTCGCGCTCGGATGTCATCTGGACGCCCGAGCAACTGTCCCGCTGGGGCAATGGCCTCTTGGCAACCAAGGGCCGAGTTCTCGACCTTGGCCCAGACGTCTATGAGGTCAAGGTTGGCGAGGTGGTGCATTTCTCCGATTCCTGCGGCAAGCCGTGCGCAGAAGGAATCCTCATCCGAGAAGACGACGTGATGTTCATCGAGGACGAGCCAGTGAAAGCCGAGTGGATCGGCGCAATGGAGGTGGCAGTTGAGCAATAACTACCCCGCATGGCGGTTCACCGCTGAGGGTCTGAGTGTCGTGGTGCTCTCGCCTGAAGAAGACAGCATGCTTGGTTCGTCGTGGAGCGACCAAGTGCCGGCCAGCTTCGACCCCGTGAAAGCGCCCACATACCGCCGCGCCGATCTGGTTGTGAAGCCGGTCGATGTGGAAGAGATCGCGGCGTCCATCGCAGAAGCGCCAGCCCGTCGCAAGCCGGGACCGAAGCCGAAGGTGCAGTAATGGCGACTGACACGGTGCTCGACCTCATCACGCTTGCGCTCAAGAAGGCGCGCGTGCTCGGGAAGGGGGACATCCTCGATGACGACGACGCACAGGATGCGCTCGACACCGTGAACATGATGTTGGACTCGTGGTCGTTGGATCGTCTGTTCGTCTACGTGGATGAGCTGCAGACCTTCCAGACGACGGGCAACGCCACCTACACGATTGGTCCTGGTGGCGACTTCGACACGGCGCGACCTAACAAGTTGGTGTCAGCCTACGCTCTTGTCAACTCGGTGAGCTACCCGATTGAGATCCTGGACAACGGGCAGCAGTATGACCACATCGCTCTGAAGACGCTTGGAGGGGTGTGGCCGTCGTTCGTCTGGTACGAGAAGACAGCGCCGCTGGGCACGCTGCACTTCTGGCCCACAGGCGCAGCGACCATCAACCTGCGCTTCACCAAGGCGCTACAGCAGTTCAGCTCTCTGACGGATCAGATTGAGCTGCCTGCTGGCTACAAGAAGGTTCTTGTTGACGCTGCAGCAGTAGAGCTTTCGCAGGTCAACAACACCGACATCCCCGCAACCGTCATTCAGTCCGCAGCAAACGCGATTGCCCGACTGAAGCGCGCCAACTCCCAGCCCGTAACCCGCGCCCTTGAGGTGTCCATGGTGTCTAGCCGCTATGGCAGGGGCTACGGCGCGGGCGTTGGCGATGAAGGCGGAAATCTGTTCACCGGTCAAACAGGCGATTTCATCGAGCAGCAATGACCAACAAGAAGATCACCGATTTCACGACCGGCCCTGCGCTGACGGGCAACGAGTTCTTCCCGATTGCAATCGGCGACAAGAACTACAAGTACGACCTAAATTTCATCTCGACCTGGTTCAGTGGCAAGCCGACTGCCTACAACTTCGGTGCGCTCGCAGATGATCCGACTGTGAGCCCATTTGATGGCGGCCCCATCCCCCTCGGGGCGCAGTACTACAACACGACGTTGAATGCGATCCGTGCGTTTGGCGACGGCGGGTGGTTCACGCCTAACCTTGACGCAGCGATTTTCGCGCTCGCCACTGGCGCTCAACTCGTCGGCACCCCTGAAGGCACTGTTCAGGGGGCATTGGATGGCCGGGTGAAGACGGTCGATCTTATCGATGACGATGGGGCAGAACTCGTAGGGTTTCTGCAGTCCGCTACGGGAGCGGCAAAACGAACGCAAAAAAGTAAAAACTCGGATGTTGTGTCAGCGCAGGACTTCAATGACCTGATAGGAGATGGAGTAGTTAGCGCATCAACGGTCGCTCAGGCTGTGGCGTCACTTTGCGACTCCGGGAAAAAGAGATACCTCTACATTCCAAACTGGGATGGTGAATTTAAGTGGAACACGACCGTCACCTTCATCAATCCTGGCGTGCGGATTTACGGAGACCAAGCGGGCTCCTACAACCGAGGGACTGGAAAAGACGGCTGGCTAGTTGGCCAAACTGGCCTTACTCGCTTCTTTGATCTAGGAGCGTCACGCACAACCGGGAACCCGGCAGACAACTGGCAGGTTGACGGTATCAGCATGAAGCAGGCCGTTGGCGTTACTGCGCGCACCATCGACGGCATTGCGTTCACCAGCCGCACCAATGGGCCGGATCGGGGTGCGCTTGTGCGGGGTGTGTCTGCCATTGGTCTGCGTGATGCCCTCACCATCGAGAACCCAGACATTGCCACGGTCCTGGCCACGCTCAACATCGAGGGAGGCGTGTTCCAAGGAAACCGCTCGATCCTCAATGCCAAGGGCATGCTCTTCGGTCTGCGCATGGTTGGCGTGCAAGGAGAGCAAAACGTGCCGGATGCAGGAATGGCGGTGATCAACGGGTCCATCAATGGACCTGTGACGATCACCGACAACATGCTGGAGGGGCAGCCTCGGGTATTTTCATTCGACATCCCGCCTGTCACCGGCAACCGGCCTGCCGTGCTGTTTGCACGGAACTATCTCGAAGCAAATAGCGGGGAGTATTTGGGGCGATTCCGATGCAACGCCACGGGCGCAAGCTTGGAAATGGGGCCCAACTTCATCTCTGGCACGCCAACGTTTTCGGATTATTTGCTTTTCGAATCCAGCACTGGCGGTGTCACGTTCCTGAACAACGATCCATATCCGTGCACCATCAAAAACTCGGGGCTCCGGATTCAGTACGGGTCAAAGCCATTCAACTACCGCATTCGTGGCTACGAGATCAGACAACTTTCGTCAGCGTCCCATACGCCTGAGATCGTGCTTTCTGACTTTGAGAACTTGACGGACGACGCATCCGCCTGGACTCATGGCCTGCCTGCAGTTGGCAACACGTCGATGACTCCATACGGAGTGCAAAACACCACACCAGGCGGGACGAACCTCGCAGTGCCCATGGTCGTGACGGCCGGGGATCTTGTATGCGTCAATGTCTTGGTGCGCGTAAGCCAATCGGTTGCAGGCTCCTTCGCCATCTACGTGCGTAACGAGAGCGGTGTTTTCTTGCGCGGCGGTGGCGCTGCTACCGATCTGCCAACGGACTTGAAGGGGCGTTGGGCATTGGTGAGCCTCCCCTTTGTTGCTCAAGCTGCTGCCACAACGGTGCGCGTGCTGATGGCAACCATCAGCGGCACATATCCAAGCGCTATTGCTGGGGTGACGGTGCGCAACTATGGCTCCTTTGTGAACGACGGCACAACCAAGGTTCTTATAGAGCCGGCGATGCCGAATCTGAGCGGCCCGTACTTGCCGGCTGCGACCACGGTCACGACGACAACGACGCTCACCGCCCTGTCTTCCGGCACTCAACTGGCGAACGCCACTGGGGGAGCCATCACGATGAATCTGCCGGCAGCCGCCTCAGCAACCGGGCTCATCTTCAACATCAAGAAGATCGACGCTTCGGCCAATGCTGTGACCGTTGATCCGAGCGGCGCGGAAACTATCGATGGAGCCGCAACGCTCGCGCTCACTGCGCAGTGGCAAAGTACAAAGATTCAGTCCAACGGAACTGCGTGGTTTGTCCTGTGACGAAGAAGACCGCCACCACCCAGCCCGCTACGGCGGGTTTTCTTTTGCCTGAAAGGACTTGAGCAATGAGCGCGCTAGGTCCAATCCCTCTCTTCGGTATCGGAAGCAGCGGGAAGTCGCCCAACGTCAGCGCCCAGAAGCGAACCAACCTGTATGCAGAGGTTCAGCCAGATTCGGAGAAGAGTCGGCTGGTCTTCTATCCGACGCCTGGTATCACTACATTCGTCAACTTCGGCGCATACCCAACGCGCGGCATCTACAAGAAGGATGACTTCATCTACGTGGTGAACCGCTTCACGTTGTGGCGGGTCACGAACGACGGACAGATGACGCAGCTCGGCACGCTGCAGACCTCAGCAGGCCGCGTTGACATCAGCGACAACGGAACGCAAATCATCATAGTGGATGGGCCCAACGGGTACATCTACAACACCGGCACGGACACGTTTGTGCAGATCACGTCGCCGAATTTCCCCGGCGCTTCGACGGTCACGTTCCTCAACGGTTACTTCATCGTCACCAAACCGGATACGGGCGAGTTCTACATCTCGGCGCTCTATGACGGGTTGACTTGGGCGGCGCTGGACTTTGCTACCGCCGAGTCAAACCCCGACAACCTGGTGCGCGTGATGGCCGACAACGGGCAGATCGTATTGTTCGGGCCTGAGACGACCGAGTTTTGGGGCGATAGCGGGGCGCTTGACTTCCCCTTCGCTCGCGTGGGTGCCGCAGCGATTGAATGGGGCCTTGCGGCTCGCTGGTCGCTGTGCAAGTTCATGGACTCGCTGATCTTCCTGCGCCGCAATCGGCTCGGTGCAGTGCAGGTCTGCACACTGTCTGGCTACAACGCGATGCCCGTCTCGAATCCTGAGATGGACTACATCTTCTCGCAGTACAGCGGCACCGAGAACGCAACCGGCTTTGCCTACATGGTGAGCGGCCACCCGTTCTATCAGATCAACTTTCCTTCGCCCAATGAGTCGTGGCTTTACGACGGGCTCACCAAAGCATGGAGCAAGGTTCAGTCTGGCGATGGCAGGCATCGTGGCGAGATTCAACAGAACTACCTCGACCGCTCCTATGTCACGGACTACGAGAACGGAAAGCTCTACTACTTCCGCGACGACGAATACACGGACGATGGCACTTACATCGCTCGCGAGCTGATCACGCGCCACCAGTCGATTGGGGAGTGGTCGGTTTTTGACGAGGTGTGGATGGAGATGGAATCGGGCGCTGCATCGCTCTTGGGGCAGGGCGCCGATCCGAAGCTGATGCTCCAGATCTCGAAGGATGGCGGCCACACATGGGGGAAGGAAATGTTCGTCCCCATGGGCAAGCAGGGCGAGTACCGCCGCAGGGCCGTTTTCCGCAATCTTGGCAAGGCGCGCGACTGGGTGTTCAAGTTCCGCGTGACTGATCCTGTGAAGTGCGTTTTCGTCGCTGCCTGGGGGCGGGTGAGCAAGTAATGGCCGACAACAACTACGACACCCCCAACAACAGTGAGCCGGTTGTTGACGAGAACGGCCTGGTCACGCTGTCGTGGAACCAGTGGATTTCACGGACACACCGGGCTGCCTTTTCGGTTCAGCAATCCGGTGCAACGCCTGAGAGGCCGGCGTCGGTGCTCTGGATTGGCCGCTTCTTTTTCGATACCACCCTCAACAAGCCCATATGGATCAAGCAGGTAAAGCCTGTGGTCCTTTGGTGCGATGCAACTGGAGCCACTGTTTGACCATGAAGTACTTTCTCAAAATCGGCGAGAACCTGAACGTCCTTCCAGTACTCATGAGGCTGAAGCACAACCATGC